TTAATGGGTGGATTAGTACATGACTTTGCATACAAGTATGAAACATTATTGAAAAATACTAAAACTAAAAAGAAAACTATAGGAAATATTACTCAGAAAAAAGCAGATCTAATATTTCGTGATATTAACATTGAGCAAAATGGATTTCATCTATTAAATAAATTAGCTTATTGGGCTTTAAGAATAGGTGGATTTGTTGCTTGGAATAAACATAGAAAAGTAAACGCAAAAATCATATAGGAGATTAAATTGAAAGCAGGCGATCATTTATTATTAGCAGCTAAGAAACATGCTGAAGGACAACTTGAAGTACATAAGGCTAACATTAAAGTATACCAAACTATGCCGGCCGGTATAGGAGAACACAGTGATGTAACTGAAGCTGTAATTGCAGAACTCGATAAGATGGCTTCGGCACATGATAGAATTGAAATGATAGAAAAATATTTTTCAAAAAATGATTAAAAAGTCCTTTACAAAGATTCATTTTTAATATATAATAGATACAAATAATCAAAAAGGTAAGAGGTAAACGAGATGCAACAATTTGTTGACACAAGGAATTTTTTGTCTCAAACGAAGTTTTACGAAGGCTACTCAAGATATAAAGAGAGCGAAGGAAGATATGAAACTTGGGATGAGGCTGTAGATCGTGTAATCGATATGCACGAACAAAACTATATTACTAATAATAATAGACTACAACCATTTGTAGAAGAAGCACGTACAGCATATAAAGAACAGCGTGTTCTTGGTGCTCAAAGAGCTCTACAGTTTGGTGGTGATCAATTAATGAAACATCAAATGAGAATGTACAACTGTACATCTTCATATATTAATAGGCCGGAATTTTTTGGCGAGGTATTCTATATCTTGTTATGTGGTGCTGGTGCAGGTTTCTCTGTACAAAAGCATCATATCAAAAAATTACCGAAAATTCAAAATAGAACTAAACAAGCGAAAGGTTATATAGTTGAAGATTCAATTGAAGGTTGGGCTTCAGCATTAGACATTTTAATGTCATCTTTTTTCGTTGGTGGAGGTAAATATCCAGACTACGAAGGAAGAAGAGTTTTCTTTGATTTATCGCAAATAAGACCTAAAGGTGCTAAAATATCTGGCGGCTTTAAAGCACCAGGACCAGAAGGTTTACGTAAATCACTAGATAAAATAGAACATTTACTTCAAGGTATTGTATTAGATTCCAAAGAACCAACACCGTTAAAACCTATAAACGCATATGATATTACAATGCATGCAGCTGATGCTGTATTGTCGGGTGGCGTACGTAGGTCAGCAACAATTTGTCTTTTCTCACCAGATGATGAAGAAATGATGAATGCTAAAACTGGTAATTGGTTCATGGATAATCCTCAAAGAGGAAGGTCAAATAACTCTGCAGTTATTGTAAGAGATAAGACCACACCAGAAGAGTTTGGAAAGATCATGGAATCAGTCAAGCAATTTGGTGAACCCGGATTCGTTTTCGTTGAGTCTACAGAACATACTACAAATCCATGTGTGGAGATTGGTATGTATCCTCAGATCAATAAAAAGTCAGGTTGGCAAGGTTGCAACCTAACTGAAATCAACGGAGGCAAATGCAATACCGAGGAGGACTTTTATAAGGCATGCCGAGCAGCGTCTATCCTCGGTACCCTACAAGCAGGGTACACAGACTTTAAGTTTTTAACCGATACTTCTAAATTGATATTCGATAGAGAAGCATTACTTGGAGTCTCCATAACTGGATGGATGAATAATCCAGATATTCTTTTTAATGAAAAGATACTTGAAAAAGGTGCAAANATTGTTAAAGAAGTTAACAAAGAAGTTGCACAGATAATAGGTATTAATGCAGCTGCAAGAACAACTTGTGTAAAACCAAGTGGTAATGCATCCGTATTATTACAAACAGCGTCGGGTATTCATGCCGAACATTCGAATATGTACATTAGAAATGTGCAGATGAATAAAGAATCAGAAATTACTCAAGCAATCATGAAGACTAATCCATATATGGTTGAAGAGTCAGTATGGTCATCAACAGGTACTGATGTAGTTGTTTCATTTCCAATACTACCTAAGAAAGGTTCAATGTATAAAGATGATTTGCTAGGTATTAAACACCTTGAACTTGTTAAGAAAGCTCAAAAGCATTGGGTTGAAACTGGTACTAATGAAGATCTTTGTGCAGATAAAGGTATAAGACATAACGTATCAAATACTATCATTGTAGATGATTGGGATAATGTAGAAAAATATGTTTATGAAAATCGTGATGCATTCGCAGGTATTTCATTTTTAGCAATGACTGGCGATAAAGACTATAATCAAGCTCCTAACACAGGTGTCATTGATTCCAAGACTATGGTTAAGAAATATGGTGATGCATCTATATTTGCTTCAGGCTTAGTTGTAGATGCACTTAAAGTATATCCAAACCTATGGGATGCATGTTCAACTGCACAAGGCTTTGGTTTAGACTTATCAGTAGAGTCTTCAGAGAATTCTGCTAGAAAAGATTGGGTGCGTAGATTTGAAAACTTTGCAGATAATTATTGTGATGGAGATACTAAAGTATCTGAAGGTTGTCTAAAAGACGCATACCTATTGCATAAATGGAAAAAGATTCAATCAAATTTAAAACAAATTGATTGGAAAGAAGATATAACAGAAAAGAAGTATACCGATGTTGATACACTCGCTGCAGCCGCATGCGCAGGTGGTGCCTGTGAAATCGACTTCTAAGATAGTTTCACCTTGCGTAAAAATATGTAAAGTTGAAAATGAACTATGTATTGGATGTGGAAGAACTACTCATGAAATAGCTGAGTGGTTTAAAGCATCTGATAGAAGAAAGAGAGAGATCATTGAAGGATTACAAAATAGAGTGTGAAGAGTGTGATGAAATAACATATGTAGCATCTTACAAAGAACCTACTTTCTGTTCAATGTGTGGAAGAAGAGCAGAGCCAGAGGAAGTTGAATCATCTGAATAAATAACATTATGTGGCATTACAATAATAAACTATTTGAAACTACGCCAGAGGAGTATCAAGGCTTTGTATACGAAATCACAGAAATCGACACCGGTAAAAAATATATTGGAAAGAAGAATTTCTGGAAACCTAAAACGCTCCCCATCACTAAAACACGTAAGAGACGCGTACGAACACGTACTGAATCTGACTGGAAAGAATATTACGGATCATCAGATGAAGTACGTAGACTTGTGGAATCACGAGGAGAGAAAACCTTCAGTCGAAAGATCTTAAGACTCTGTAAGACTAAAGGTGATATGTCATATCATGAAGCAAAACTACAATTTGATAATGATGTACTATTACGTGAAGATTATTATAACAACTTTATAGGTTGTAAAATACACGCGAAGCATTTAACAAGTTAATCACTTTTTCCTTTACTTTTGTTGAAAACTATAGTATAATAGATCTATAAAGTAAAAAAGTATTTAGAACACATCTGCACCAGCAATTGGTACAGGAACATAGTAACTAAATACAGGAGAAACTTATGTCTAAAAAATCAAATGTTATAAATTTCAAAAAAGAAAAATTAAAAAAGTTTAATGAAGAAAAAGAAATAGTCTTTACCGTTGATGATGAAAACTATACTCTAGGCGAGTGTGTTCATCAGTCTCATAATGATAACGGTATGGAGTTTATATTTGAACTGGAGATGGAAGATGACGAAACCCTTCAATAAATATGACTTGCTTAAAAAGCAACTAGCTGAAGAAACTAAAGAAAAGTATACTTTATATAATCGTATAAAAGAACTTAGAGCTCAGCTGGATGCTTTGCAAAATAAAAGTCCAGAGTTATCATCTAACTCTGGACCAGATGCTATTCAAAGAGATAAAACATAATTAACATGTTAATCACTTTTTTTAAATTAAATGCATTTTTTCCTTTACATCTGCTAAAAACTATGGTATAATATATCTATTAAAAATTAAAAAAGCGGAGAAACTAAAATGCAAATTCAAAAAGAAATCAAAGATATTCAATTCGATAATGATGGTGTATCAGAAGCCATCGTTATGGCCTCAGCTGCCGGTTGGTATGTTGGCAAGATAGATAAGTCCGAAGGATTTATCCAGCCATACAACAGGTACAGTGGTTACTTTGCCACTCCTGAGGAGGCACAAAAGGAGCTAGAGCTTTATGCCTAGTCCTTCCGAGATACAATCAATGCTTCCACTATTTTTTCAACTCCTCTTCTTCGCGGTAGCTGGAGCATTGATTGTAGGAGTATTCTTTTCCATAGTTGGTTGGTTCTTTCGTAATGCACTAATTATCATGATTGTTGTAGGTATACTATTTGCAATCAACTATGGATATATTGATTTAACTAAATTATTTGGAGCCGTAAATTATGACAATGCATCTGTTACCAGTTTATTACAATAACAATAGTACTAAAAAGAAAAAGCCTTTCCGCAAAGCAGGTTGGCAAAAAGCTCAAGCTGAACATGATAAGTGGCTTATGTCACGCGGTGTACATCCTAGTCAACTTAAAAACAAAAAGAAAGATTCAGGCATTAGTGCTCCTAATTACAAGGAACACTCACGTTCTCTACCAACAAGCAACTATGTAGGTAAAGTTGTTGGTAAGTCTAAAACAAATGCGTACACAGGTACATTCATTACAGGTATCGCCACCATGCATAAATCTAACATGGTACCTGTAACTAAAGATGCAGATCCTAAAGA